CACTAAAAGGACAAGAACTCAGCAATAAGCAGCAAGTGAACATCACTAATGCTGCACGTGTTGCTGAAATTGCGCGTTAGCTAGTGCGGTTTGCTGCTCTGCAGTGAAGTTTACTTGAGCAATTTCAGCAACACGTGCAGCATTAGTGATGTTCACTTGCTGCTTATTGCTGAGTTCTTGTCCTTTTAGTGCAGCCTCAATCTGTGCATTGGCAAGCGCTGTCTGTTGCTTGTTCGACAAGTTTGCAAGATCAACCTGCATTGCATTTGTCGTGTTCAACAAATTCACTTGTTGTTCAGCATTAAACTTCATGCCTCGTTCTTGCATAACGTTGCTAACATTGAACAAGGCAGTTTGCTGTTCATTTGACAGCACTTGTCCCTTTAGCGCAGCATTGGCATTAAACTCAGCAATGAAAGATTGTTGTTGTGCTGTTGCATCAAATTGTGCAGCCTCAAAGTTTTGAGTGCTTTGCAACACAGCCATCTGCTGTTCGTTACTAAGCTCTTGACCCTTGATAGATGCCCTCACTTGCAAATTAGCCAACGAGGTTTGTTGACGAGCGTTTAGATTGGCAATGTCAATCTGAATGTTCTCAGCAGAACGTTGCAGGTTTGCTTGCTGACGATATGACAAATTGAGATTGTTAACTTCAGCATACTTTGCTGCATTGGTCAGCGCCACCGATGTTTTAACATCAAGGTTTTTCTGTTGCACAGCAGCAGCAATCTGAGCATTAGCAAGAACAACAGCCTGTTGGTTAGACAAGTTCTGTGATTGCAACGCAAACGCATTAGAGCTATTTTGCAACGCCGCCTGTTGACGAGCGTTCAGATTGGCAAGCTGAAGATTTTGAGAAGCAGCAGCATTTGCCAAAGCAACCTGTTGACGATTGTTTAGATTCGTCAATTGCATCTGTTCAAACACCTTAGCATCTGCAGCAGCAATGGGTGTAGCAGCCTCCATAGTCGCTTGAACAATGGCAGCCGCTGCCATGCTACTACCACCAAGACCACGCGCTGCCATAGCGGCATTAGCCGCTCGCATAGCGCCAGCAGCCCATGCAGGAGTGCCATCGTTAAACTGCTGCATCAAAGACGTAAGCTGTCCCTGAATTGTCGAAGCAGATTCAACCCGTTCTGGCTCTGTCGAAGCTAACGCTTGGTCAAAATTAGCCTGCTGTGCAATGACAATAGCATGTTGATTAAGTTTGTCAGCTTCAGCCGCTATAGCCTTAATAGGCTCTGTAATCTGTAGATTCTGACGAGCAACATCTACAAGTTCTTTCTCAGCAACATCGCGTTGTTGTGCTTCAAGAGTAGACGTAGCCGTGCTTTGCTCTGCAATGGCTTCAGGAATTTCACCAGCTTTTGCTGCTTCCCCCACCGTAGTAGGTGCCATCGTAGCAGCACCAGCAGTGCCAAGAGTGTAGTCGGTTGCAGCTTTTGCTTCTGGTGTAGAACCTGTCAGTTTTGCAACTTCTGCTATGAATTTTTCTTTTGTAGTTTGAGCACTAGCAGTGGACGGACCACCAACGTCAGCAACAGTGGCTGCTGCAGCCTTCATTTTATCAGTTACTTCCAGTGGCGTAACATCCGATACTTTTGCAGCATCCTTAGCGTCAACAGCCTTAGCTGTAGCACCCTCAGACAAAGTTCCTGTTTCAGCTTCCGCTGTAGAGCCGTCTGACAACGTGCCAGTTTCTCCCTTGAGCTTGGCCATTTGCGTTTCTACATCAGTCAATGCTGTGCTGGTTTCATATGTTTCGCCAGTGGGAACTTCGCCTGCTTCGGCTTGTTGAGCAGACTCTGCTTTTACTACGTTTCCTGTAGGAGCAACGCCAAGTTGATATTCAGGCCTCGTAGTATCAAGACTCAAATCTTGCGTAGCGGTTTGTTGCGCTGTCACTTGCTGCGTTGAACCAACAATCGGAACACCAGTGTCTGTATATGCCGTAGCAGGATTTGTTTTTGGTGTAACAGCGCCCGCAGGCGCTGGTGTTGGTGTCAACGTAGAACGTGGTGTTGGCGCAGGCGTTGGCGCCAACGTAGGACGCAACGTAGGTGCAGGCGTAGGACGCGGCGTAGGACGCGGCGTAGGTGCAGGCGTAGGACGCGGCGTAGGCGTCAACGTAGGACGCGCTGTCGGCGCTGGCGTAGGCGCAGCGGGTGCCCCTACCGTGTACCCCATATAATTGCGCCACGATTGAATGTCTGCGTCCGTGGTATTTGGGGCGGCGGCTTTAATCTGTTCAGGGGTTATGTTTTTTTCGTTAAAAAACTTGATCTTATCCGCGCCAGATAAGTTGTCCCAATCACTGGGCAGCGTGTGGCCGGAAAAGGTCCGCCCGCCCCACTGTGCTGCTGGCGCTGGTGCAGGCGCTGCTGGCGCTGGCGCAGGTGCTGCTGTAGGCGCTGGCGTAGGCGCTGGCGGTGCAGGCGTAGGACGCGCTGTCGGCGCTGGCGTAGGCGTAGGCGCTGGCGCTGCTGTATACCCCATATACGTGCGCCAAGATTGAATGTCTGCGTCTGTAGTGTTTGGATCGGCGGCTTTAATCTGTTCAGGGGTTACGTTTTTTTCGTTGAAGAACTTTATCTTATCCGCGCCAGATAATTTGTCCCAGTCACTTGGTAGCGTGTGTCCGGAAAATGTTTTGCCGCCCCAAACACTACCACCAGCAGCAAACTTCTTAACAATACCGCCCTTTGCCATATACTTATCAGCAACCATGCCATACTTCATAGCCAAAGCAGGAGAGCTTTGCAAAAACTCATCAAAGCCCTGCATAGGACCGTCATAGCCTAGCTTACGGGCTACAATTTCTTTTTGCTTTGCGGTGAATTTACTCATAGTTTTCTCGGTGAAACAAGGGCATCGTTAATATATGGCAAAAGAGTTTCATTATCTCTAAGTAGGGCCATTATACCACTGACAACACAATATACCTGACGCTCTGTTAACTCAAGTTGGAATATTTCATCAATGATGTGTAGAGATTCATGAAGTAGTGTATCAGCCTCTAATAGTTTTTGTTGTCCTGATTTAATTCCTATTGTGCAATTATCAAAATCTACTCCACCAACTTGTTCATTGTCGTAGTCTAGCTTTACAACATCGTATTCTCTACCAACAATCTTCAGCGAAGATGGAATATTCATATCATTAGTTGCGCTTCTGCTTGTCTACGTCTGGTAAGACCTGTCATTATTCTACCAGCGGCTTTATTCCATTTGACGATTTCTTCACGTGCACCATTCCAGTCTTTAGCATCAACACGCTTCTTAAGAGTGGAGATGCGATAGTTTCCGAGTCCGCAGTTATACGCGAAAGAAATAATTGCAGCAAGACGTCTCGGAGACTCTTGCATTAGCGTTGGAGACATTGTCAATACCCCAGCACAGAAGTGTAACAAATGATTGTCTAGAGACGCTTCAGCCTGTTGTTGTGTCCACACAGTGTCATGCTTCACTTCAGGGCCTGTGCTGCCCCATCCTATCGTCCAAGGCTGTGCGCCTGTGCCGGGATCGGGATAGGCATGACAATCTCCGTTGGGAAGACGTCTAGCATACCCTTCAAATGGTTTGCATAAAACTTCTTTGGCAATGCGGATAGCTTCTGCTGTCACTGCCGATAACGCTCAATTGCCCTACCCACAAACCAGAATGTCAAAATCATGTTGAGCATGCCAAAGTCTTCAACAGTCCAATGTTTTGTAGCAATATCATACCACGTTGCATTTGTATCGATAGCATAACTAATTATAATAATCTTAAATGCTACATACAAGCCAAACAGGGTATATGTAATAACTGGTCGCACCAATGCAGATAATGCAGCAACCCATTTGTATGAGGCAGTAGCGGTGGCAGATTGTTCTTTGAATGCTTCTTGAATTGCTTCAAGTTGATTTACGCTGTGATCAACATACTTGTCTTCAAGACGAAATTGACCTCTGACTTTTTCCAAATCAGTTTGCAGCGTAAACATCGCAAGCTCATGTTTGCGATCATTAGCTTTATCAAAAAACTTGATAATCTCTGGGGCAAGCCGAAATAGCCCGCCCAAGAGAGAACCAAATATACCACCGCTTACTATTTCAATCATTTCAGTCGTTCAAACCCGCAAGCTGCGGCTCTTCAGCGCCCTGTGGAGCAGGCACTTGTGGAGCAGCCTGTTTCTGAATCTCCTGCACCAACGGGAAAACTTCAGCGTATGGGCGCGTGCCCAGATATTGCAGGATGCCGTTAACGAGATTTAGAGTCAAGTTGATTTTAGTGTCGTTCATTTGTCTTCTGCCTTTCTAGCAAGCTCCTCCAAAGGATTGTTTCGATAGCCGTAGCGGAGGGTGAACCACAGATAACGAACATAAAAGTTAAACACACCAAGCTCGTCTATTTGCTTAGCGTGTTCTTGTTCATGTCGTACTAGTCTAGCATCTTGCAAGCGCTCGGGCAAGATGTAGATGCCCCACGGGAGCGTCACTCCCGCAAAGCCCGTGCGGCGCAGGGTCCAGCCAATCAGGCCGTTTGCGGGGCGGATGACCATGGCAGCGGCAATTGCACGACGGGCGGGTTGATCTGGTTGTCGATCAGCGACTGCACCGCAGCTTCAGTTGCGTCCTTGTTCACGCCGTTGTCCCAGCACCAGCCCAGCACCATGTCTTGGGTGAGGTCTGCATAGGGCGTGAAAGAGCCCTCGGGCGCGGGGAATGAACAGGTGCCATACACCGTAGAGGCGTAGTCGCCGTCAGCGCCGTTGCAGCGCCAGCCAGCAGTGACAACTACGTCGGTGTTGTCGCCCTCAGTGGGCTTGCACTGCATCCATTCGATGATCCAAGTGAAGGTAGTCATGGTTGTCCTTTCAGGGGTTAGGCTTCAAGCGCCGCGACACGGGTTTCCAGTTGTTCGATACGGGCCATTGCTTCTTGCAGGGCTTTAACTGCCTTCATGTAAAGCACAGAGTACTTGACCGACTTGGTGGTAGTGCCGAGGTCGTTACCCTCCTCATCGCGGTCGGCAGTTTCTTCAACAAGTCCCGGAGAAACGGCTTCTGCTTCTTGAGCGACAAGACCAATCTGCAACGCAGCATCCGGGTTACGCTTGAAACGGTACTTTCGTACACGAAGCGCCTTGATGTCGTCCCATTGCGATGCTGCGTCAACAACGTCTTGCTTCAGTTTGATGTCTGAAATTGAACCATAAGAATTGTTTGTATTTTTAACATCGCCATCCGCATCAACGGTAAATTGCAAGCCAGAACCCGAAATACTTCCTACAAAATGATACGCCCCCGCGTTTGCTCCTGCGGGCAATTGCGAATATACGTTATTAACATTCGCGCCTGTATTTGTACTATTTACAAGTATTGTTAAATCATTTTTATCACTAGTGAATTCATAACGATCACTGGTGCTGCTTGAATAAGTCCCTGTGTTACTTGCCTTAAAGAACCCCCCGCTCGTGATGCGGGCGCGTTCGCCGGCCCCAGAGCCTTGCCAAATCTGTATAGGGGCCGCCCCGTCCTGCCTAACAACAATTGCTGCGTCGGTGCTAT